GGAGTATATGAGTCCCAAGACTATGTGATCTGGTTTATTTGGCGCGCAACGCGTGGGCTGCCTGCCAGCCCTGAACTCTATCAACAGGCCTATCCCCATGCCCGTTACTCCGATGATACTGCCGGCTCTCTGACCCTGAAAGATGGCTACAACATGCACGAGAAACGTGATATTGGCAAAGCTTTCTTTGGTTGTACCTTCACATCCTCTAAGAAAGAGGAAGTACTTCCAGAGTTCCACACTGCCGCTGAATTCCAACTCCTCCGTCGTGGCAATAAGTTCTTTGCCGGTTTCCACCATGGCGCCCTTGTGCTCCCCTCAATTATGCGCCCCCTCAACTGGTGTTCTGACAATTCCCCCCCCAATCTCTGTAATGTGTTTGACTCAGTCATGGGTGAACTATACCAGCATGGTGACCAAGCCCTTTTTTCCTTCTGGTCCCAGAAGCTGCACCAGTACAGCCAGTCCCATGGCATTGAGTGGATTCCGAAGCCCTTCTCTCGGTTCCATGAACGTTACCTGTCTAACACCCTCACGTCTGTTGAGCTCGTCCTTGACTCTGAACCCATTATTGAGGATGCTGTTGGTGCTTCTGCTGTGAGTGCTGGCGAAGCCACCACTTTCATAACCGACACTCCAGTCTATGATGTGTCCACAGAATCGTTCCTTGATGTGTTGGACAAAGAGTACGTCGCCCAAGAACTCGATATTGGTCGTGGCATGCTTGAACATGAGATGCGTATCGCTTCAGCAACTTTCGACACCTCCAAGGTGAACCATGACTACCTTGTCGAACTTGAACTTCCTGGTGATGTTCTTACTAATCCCCAGTGGAAGGCCCGCGCCGAAGGCATTTTCGGCTTCCGTTGTGATATGGAAGTCTTCGTTGTTGTCACCGCCTCCGGTATGGCCGCTGGTAGCTTGCAAACTTCATTCTTGCCTGCTACCAAGAAGGCAACTACTGGCCGCATTGCTAGTTCTTATTCCAATTCCATGAACAACTCCAAGCTTATTGATGCCATGAAGGGCGGTAGCGTTCGCTATCGCTGTGGCTACCAGTGGTGGGACCCTTGGATCCTTACTGCTGACCTTTCCACCAAGAAACACCAAATCGGCACGTTCCGTGTCGAGGTTGTTGACCCCCTCACCTCTGGTGGTGCCGGCACAGCCCCCTCTGTGTATGTCACTGTTTATGCTCGCCCTGTCCGCTTTAAAGCATATGCTCTGTCCCCCGAGACCTCATTCCCAATGTCCATGACCGCCCGCGCCCGCCACATCGAGCATTTCATGTCACGTCCCGTGATTGAAGACGGCTCTGGTGCTTGCCTCATTGAGGATGCCATTGGTGCCTCCGGTAAAGATGTTGTCCTTGACCGTGGTCCTGTCGAAATTAAAATCTCCGCTGCTCCAACAGCTCCCGCTGAGAAGAAGGACAAGAAGTCCACGGGCAAAGATATTTCCATGCCCAAGCCCAAGAAAGAGGCTGCCGCTAAAGCCACCTCCATTGTTGCCAAAGATAAGGCCCCTACTCCTGCGGTTGCCGCCGTCGGTAGCAACACCTCCGTGATCACCGCTGACGATTCGTTTGGCAGCGGCATTGGAAAGTTCTTTACCAATGTTGTTAATACCGTTGGCCAAACCATTGCCTCAGTTGCTCCCTACGCTGAAAAGATCATTGGTGGCCTCGCCACTGCCCTCCCGTTCCTCTTAGATTACCCCATTGATGAACGTACGGCTATGCCCACCCGTCCTATGGTTGGCCTCAATTACCGTTATACTCGTGGCCTGTCCCCCGCTGAGACCTTTGGCACAATTCCCCTTGCTCGCGTTGACCCCTGGCCTGCCTTCCAACCACGCCTTGAAGACATGGCCCGTCAGCCTGGCCAGATCATGGCTCGCATGCAGTTCGATGACACCGCTGTCGTTGGCACCACCATTTGGTCATGGCCAGTG